CGCGGCGGAGGCCGTGTCGAGGGAAAGCCTCACATCGCGCCTGCCGAACAGCGCGGCAACGAAACGCTTGTAAAAACCATCGAACAGAAACTGAAAGGCGGCTGAGTATGACCTATGACGACATAAAAAACTTACTTGATGAATGCAACCTTCCATATGCATATGACCACTTTGCAGAAGGAGAATCGCCAGATCCACCGTTTATCTGCCTTTTATTGCCTGGTTCAGATAATTTTTCAGCAGATGGTATTGTTTACCAAAAAATCGATCAGGTTAGAATTGAACTTTACACCGATATAAAAGATCCTGAAATAGAAGAAATAGTCGAAGCCGTGCTAGATAAGCATGGCATTTTTTATGACAAATCGGAGGTCTGGATTGATTCCGAGGAAATGTATGAAGTCATGTTTTCGTTTGAAATAAGGAGGTAAAAAATGGCTACAAAAAACAAAGTAAAATATAACATCCGTAATGTTCACTACGCTTTATTAACACTTGATGATGATGGAATAGCAAAGTATGGAGTACCGGTACCGCTTCCTGGCGCCGTTTCTCTGTCGCTTGATCCCAATGGAGAACCGTCAGTATTCTATGCAGATGGATATGCATATTATACGATTTCTAACAACATGGGATATGAAGGAGACCTGGAATTAGCACTCGTTCCTGATTCATTCCGCTCAGATGTTTTGAAGGAATCACTTGATACAAATAAGGTACTTGTGGAAAATTCAGGTGTTGAAACATCCAATTTTGCGCTCCTTTTTGAGTTCGATGGTGATGTCAAGAAGATCCGCCATGTACTTTACAACTGTTCTGCAGCGAGACCGACTATTGAATCTGCAACAAATGAGGATGAAATTGAAGTTCAGACAGAAAAACTGTCAATTAAGGCAACGCCTCTGGCTAATGGCTATGTAAAAGCAAAAACAGCTGAGGACACAACGGATACCGTTTATACCAAGTGGTATGATGCAGTCTATGTTCCGGTAACCACAGCAGCATCGACTTCTACGAGTACTAAAACTACTTCGACAAGTTCATAAGGAGGGCGCGTGATATGGGTATGACCAAGGATATTGTAATTGATGATAAGCCAGTACGATTCAGAGCATCTGCTGCGATCCCCAGAATTTACAGAATAAAGTTTGGCCGTGATATTTATAGAGATCTGGCGTCACTCGAAAAAGCTACGGAAAATAGCGACAAAAAAGAGTCAAATCTTGACCTTGTTAACTTGGAGATTTTTGAAAATATCGCATGGATTATGGCAAAGCATGCTGATCCAGAAGTTTCGGATACGCCAGAGGAATGGCTGGATGAGTTTAACACCTTTTCAATTTATCAGGTACTTCCGCAGTTAATTGAGTTGTGGGGGCTAAACATGCAGACAACAATTCAGGCTAAAAAAAACTTCACTCGACTGAAAGAGAAATGACAACACCATTATTTATGCTTCGCTGTGTGCAGATCGGAGTCTCAATTAGGGATCTGGATCTGCTCACAGTTGGCATGATAATTGATATGTATGTGGAAAGCCAGAATGACGACTATAAATATCCTGATTTAGCAAGCCAGGATGATTTTGATAAGTTTTAAACAAATAGGAGTAGACATCACCTTTGTGTGGTGTCTTTTTTCTGCAATAAGTGAGGTGAGATACTTTGGCAGATAGAATTAAAGGAATTACTGTAGAAATTGGTGGTGATACCACCGGCCTGTCAAAGGCACTCTCCGGTGTAAATAAAGAAATACGTGATACACAAAGTCAGCTTCAGGATGTAAATCGCCTATTAAAGCTTGATCCAACAAATTCAGAACTTTTGGCCCAGAAGCAAAAATACCTTGCATCAGCATTAGGCGATACAAAAGAAAAACTTACAGAGCTAAAATCTGTTCAAGATCGAATGGATGAAGGGTTAAAGAATGGATCTGTAACGCAGAAACAATATGATGCATGGAAAAGAGAAATTGTCGCTACCGAGCAGGAACTAAAAAAACTGGATGAGCAATGCAAAAATACAGATAGCAGTGTATCAGCAACACTTAAGCAGGCTGGAAGTAAAATTCAGGAAGTCGGTGGCAAGATTTCTGGTGTTGGAGAAGGACTTACAAAAGGAGTAACCGCACCCGTCATGGCAATAGGTGCGGCTTCACTTGCTGCCTTTGGCGAGGTCGACTCTGGCCTTGATATTGTTGAGGCAAAGACAGGCGCAACAGGTAAATCATTAGAATCCATGAATGGCATGGTAAAAGAACTGGCAACTGAGATACCTACCGATTTTGAAACCGCCGGTTCTGCAGTCGGTGAAGTAAATACACGTTTTGGACTGACTGGTGATGCCCTAAAAAAGTTATCAGGACAGTTCATCAAGTTTGCAGCGCTGAATAATACTGATGTTTCCACTTCAGTTGATGATGTATCATCTGTACTAAATGCCTTTGGAATGGATGCCAGTAAGGCTGGTGATGTACTTGATGCATTAAATGCAACAGGACAATCTACCGGCATTGATATGGGAACTTTGGCAGGAGCTCTTTCAACAAATGCTGTTCAACTAAAGGCAATGGGCCTAAGTGCGCAACAGGCTGCAGGTTTCATGGGCATGGTAGAAATGTCAGGGCTTAATACATCAGCCGCTATGATGGGTCTTAAAACTGCAATGAAAAATGCAACAAAGGATGGACAGACCTTAGATCAGGCACTTGCTGGGTTTTCTAAGACAATGTCTGGTAATGGCACAGAAGCAGATAAATTGCAGGCTTCTTATGATTTGTTTGGAAGCAAAGCCGGTGCTGCAATATTCAATGCCGTTCAAACAGGCAAACTAAATTTAAAGGATCTATCCGGATCACTTACCAACTTTTCTGGAAGCGTTGAAAATACATTTAATGAAACAATAGACCCCATTGATCAGTTTCAGATGACAATGAATTCGTTAAAAGAAACGGGAGCTGATATTGGTAATACGCTGGCAGCGGTGCTCGCTCCAGCGCTAAAAGAAGTATCCGCCTCTCTTAAACAATTTGCTGAATTCTGGAGTACAATCCCAGAGCCAATGCAACAGACGATCGTAAAAATTGCATTAATAGCTGCGGTGATCGGGCCTTTATTAGTCGGCATAGGGAAAGTTGTATCGGCAGTTGGCACTATCACATCTGTTCTTGGTGCTTTGATTCCGGTTATTACTGGTGCTGGTGCAGCAGCCGGTGCAGCATCTATACCGCTTCTTCCGGTTATAGCAATTATCGCTGCAATTGTAGCTGCAGTTATTGCCGTCATTGAAATTGTTAAGCATTGGGGAGAAATCAGTGCGTGGTTTAGCGGCGTATGGAGCAGTTTATGCTCAGGACTTCAAAGTGCGTGGACTGCAGTTCAAGGTTTCTTTACACAAACGCTACCGAATTTTTTCTCTGGTATAGGTCAGAGCTGGAGCGCTGGATGGAGCAATTTAAAATCCGGTGCCGAGACTATTTGGAGCGGAATTACTACAAGTGCGTCGACAAATTTTGAAAATGTAAAAGGTGCCATTTCTACAGCTATAACGGGTGCTCAAATGGTGACACAGACAACACTCTCTGCTATGCAATCAGCTTATCAGACAAGCGGAGGAGGAATCCAAGGCGTGGTAGCTGGTTTTTCGGCAGGAATACAAAATATCCATAATATTATGTTTGCAGGCTTAAATACATTAACTGGTGGAAAACTGGGAGAACTCGTATCTACTTTTTCTGCAAAATTTAATGAGATTCAAACCAATGTAGGGAACATTTTCAACGGGCTTATTGGCAATGCAAGATCTTGGGGTGTTGACTTAATCAATAATATCGTTGGAGGAATCAGAGACATGATCGGTTCTGTGAAAGATGCAGTTTCTGATGTAGCAAATACCATTAAATCTTACTTGCATTTCTCAGTTCCAGATAAAGGGCCTCTCACGGACTTCGAAAGCTGGATGCCAGATTTTATGAACGGAATTGCATCAGGCATTAAAGATAATAAAAATGCAGTTTCAAAGCAGGTAGATGACTTGGCCAAAACACTTGATATCAATAATGCTTTGCCGAACATGTCGGCGAGCCTTGATGTAAATGGGACAAATGGAATATCCGGAAATAGTGAAACGGCCGCGATCACTTTAAATCAACCGATACTTTTGGACGGCAAAACGATCACAACAATTGTTTCACAGATTCAATATTCAAATGGTAAAGCATTTCTTAGAAATTTAGGTACTGTATAAGGAGGTAGGTATATGTCAGAGATAATTGACGGAGTAACATATTATACCGTCCGTTTTCTAAATTATGCAGCAACTGACCTTCTAGGTACGGCGAGTGTTGCAAGTGGCGGTGATGCCACCGCTCTTGCGCCAAAACCTGAGACAATTGAAGGAAAGACATTCACAGGATGGAATGTAGATATCACTCATGTAGTTGAAGATATGACGGTTCGACCGGTTTATGAGGATTGCTTAACCGTAAATTTTTACGAGTTCGATAAGACATCGATACTTTCTACAGTAACAGTGAAAAAAGGCAAGGATGCAACTCCTCCATCTCCAGAAGTCGTAATGCATTATATATTTATTGGCTGGGACAAATCGTATCTTAATGTAACTTCAAATTTGGATATTTACCCAATGTACCGAGTAATATCTACAAATCCCACGCTTCGATTTTATTATGTAAAGGATGATAAATCGTCTGGCGATTTAATAAAAACCTATCGAGGTGTGAACAGCTGCTCTATAACACAGAAGCTTTCGGGAGAATGTACCATTGATTTTTCTCTGCTTACAAGGAAGCTGGAGGAAGATATCACTACGGGCAGCCGCGTTGAAGTTGAAGGTCTTGTTTTTACAATTGTCGATATTAAAAAGAACATTTCAGGTGGGATGTGTTATACGCAAATGACAGGAGAACATGTTTCTTATCTTTTGAATGATGAGGAATACAAAGTAGAGGCTTTTGATATGATGGATACTCCAAGAGCCATCCTCACAACATTACTTTCAGATACACCGCTTTCAGTAGGGCAGATTGATGTTGCGGATACAATAACATTAAGGGTAAACACAGGAGCTACCAGACGTGCATGTGTAATGCAACTAATCGCACAGGCCGGTTGTGAAATTGAGTACTACGGATATACCATTGGCATCAGAAAACATCTCGGAAATAAAGATCCCATTGATCTGATAAAAAATGCCAATCTCCAGGATATCAGTTATTCCTATAGTTCCAATGATCAAGTAACGAACTACACCCTGAGTATTTATAACAAAGGCTCTCTTTCGCTTGGAGATGAACTTAATCTTTGTTTTTCGCCAATGCGCATAAATCAGCAAAGCCGGATTGTTGGAATAAGCTGGAATCCGTTCAATTATAAAGAAGTGAGCATCACCGTGGGGCAGTATATTCCAACATCAAATGAGTCCTTATATCAGACGATTAATGCTGTTTCTGATATTACTCAGAAAAGTGCAAAATACACTGTAGAATTTGGAGAACTGATAGGAAATGGCAGCTTTTACTTTACCAGGGCATATAATGACAGACCTTACTATCGGATAACTACAAATGATGGAACGAAAGGTACGATAACACTTACCAGAAAAGATGGTAGCGCATTTTCGAGTTATGTTGGGGCATCACTTTCTGGAGTAAATAGTACCACTGTGGCGCTATTGGTATTTTACTGTACGGTTCCAGATGAGGAGTAGTTATGATATTTGACGGGGATAAGTATAAAACTGCTTCTGATAAAGCAATTTCATTTATCAAAAGGCAGCTTGATGTTAATAATTTCAAATTCAGCGTATCTTTTGATCAGGCATACTCAGATTCCTATAGTGGAGATGTCATCAGCGGTACAGTAAATGGACTAAATCCAGATGAAGATCAGGTCTTTCCAAAATACATCAACGTGGACACCTACTATGACTACTCTTATAAAGGGAAAGTGCATGGAACGTGGCATGGTATATCCAATTATGAAAATTATGCTGTAAATGTTTATGTAATAAGAGACGCAAATTACAAAGTGATCTCATGCCCGTTAAAAGCAGATGGTACCTGGGAATCCACAATGGATTATAAAGAGATCTATACCATAAAGGATAAAGGCGGCGGTTCCCATACAGAGATATCGGAATATACACTGGATGTGGATGTTGGAGAAGGAGTGAAGACTTTCTGTTTAGGTAAAAACCTTACAGATGTGTGGGAAACACTTACACACACATCTGTTCTTACAACCATGCGCCATGTATATAATGCGCCAGATGAAATCTCCGATGAAGAAGGTGGAAACGTCTACAGCTATTTTGCATATTACACAGTGCGTCTTTATACCTATTCAGATGCAGAGTATTTAAACAGTACCTGTAAAATTTATCGAGTAAGTTTATCAGAGTATATTTGGTATACCAATAAGGTCGCCGAAGGACATAAGATTGGAAAGGTTATGCATCAGGTATGGCGAAATAGTGAAACTCAGTATGATGTTGTGGGTATTGCAGGTAGCATTACAAATTTGCAAAAAGGGCGCCTTCCCGCATCTTTTTTAATTCCGGAGGATGATCCACAGTACAGTAAAGACGGTTCAAATGCGCTGGGTGCTTATGGATATATGTTAAACTCGCGTACTTGGGCCTATGATGTTGGACTTGCACTTTTGGTGTTTACTACCAGCGGCGATTATGATATTTGTAAAGAAATGCTGACAAGGATGAGCTATGAGCAAAACGGTGACGGCAGTTTCAACTTTTCATATGATATTTATATCGGGCAGCTATTTGACGGATATGTAAGAACAGGTGCCTTAGGCTGGCTCATATGGGGAGCCTGTTACTATACGCTAGAAAGTGGTGACCGGTCATTTGCCGAGATGATTAAAAAAGCTGGTGATTTTCTTATAAGTAAACAGATCACAAATACAAATGATCCAAGATATGGGCTGATGGTTGGAGGATATGGCGCCTATAATATGGAGGATTATTCCTATTCCGATGTGGAAATTGAATGGTGCTCCACAGAGCATCAGTGTTCTGCGCTACAAGGATTGGAAGGCTGTGCGCTTATTTTCAAAGATAAGAAATATAAACAAGCGGCAGAGCTGGTAAGAGATCAGCTATATATAAAATGCTTTGATAAAGAAAATGGAAGATTCTATCAGGGAATAAACAGTGGAAAACCTGATCAGGCATGGGCACTTGATTGTACAACATGGGCCGGAAGTCTGGCCTTTTCTATTGTCTGTTCTGACGCAGTGAAAGCCTGCTTTGATACAGCAAAAAGAATATATCTGACACAGGGTAAAAGTATTATAACAAGCTCTGAAAAAGATTACTACAACACTGTTTATTCAAGTAATGAAACATTTTCTGGATTCAAACCATACAGCGATAAGACATCGGCCTACGCAGGGGCACCCGATATTGTGTGGACGGAAGGAACACTTGGTTATTCATTACTTGCCCTTATCCTTGGAAATAAAGAAGAAGCTCAGAAATATGTGGATGAATGCATTAGGCTTCAGAACATATCTGCCAGCACGGGCGGTGTGGTATATACCACAGCTACTTATGGAATGCTTCCTTGGGAATTTCATGTATGGGAAAGTGTGGTATCTTCATCGTGGCTGTATCTTATCATAAATAACCCGAATATCCTATTTCCAAGAACGCTTAGGCAAGTGTTCTACATGGCAAAGATAACAAATATAAAAGACGAAAGACCATAAAAATGGCTTTTCATGTATGGCGACTTCCTGTGGGAGGCCGCCTTTTTCATGAAAAAAAATCAAAGGAGGAATTTCTCATGAAAGAATTCTGGAACACGTTACAACTTATTTTTACTGCAGTCGGCGGTTGGATTGGTTATTTCCTTGGCGGTTGCGACGGATTGCTTATCGCGCTGCTGATTTTCGTCGTCTGCGACTATGTCACCGGTGTCATGGGCGCAATCAGCGACAAAAAGCTCTCATCGGCGGTCGGCTTTCGCGGCATCTGCCGCAAGGTGCTGATCTTCATTTTGGTCGGCATCGCAAACGTCATCGACATCAATGTGCTCGGACAGGTCGGTGTCCTGCGGACGGCAGTCATCTTCTTTTACATCTCAAACGAAGGTCTGTCTCTGATTGAAAATGCTGCCCACCTTGGCCTTCCGATTCCGGGAACGCTGAAGGAAGTACTGGAGCAGCTGCATAACCGTGATGAAAAAGACACGGATAAGGAGGAAAAATAACATGGCTACAAAAGGAATTGACGTATCGGTATGGCAGGGCACGATTGATTTTAACGCTGTCAGGAACAGCGGAGTGGATTTCGTGATCATCCG